GGGGTCGTCGGTGCGCGCCCACAGCTGCATCTGCTTGATGGTCTGGGTGAAGCTCCACCGGCCGCGCTGCTGCGCGATCAGATAGCGGTTGGCGCCCTGGCGCACCCAGCGCTGGCCCACCACGAAGTCGCTGTCTCCGACGCCGGTGGACTTGAAGCTGGTGTCCCAGCTGTCGACCCACTGGCCGCCGGTGAACAGCCCCGGCTCGACGTAGACGACGCGGCCGTCCTCGGTCGCCTTGTCCGGGTCGTCCGTCCAGTAGCGCCACCAGCCGACGTCGAAGATCGCGCCCTTGGCCGGAGCCGGACGCTGCTGGTACATCGCCGAGAACACGTACGTGCCGAGCGCGCGCTTGGTGTCGTCCCAGCGGTCCAGCGCCATCGCCCGGTTCTCGTTGCGCAGGATCGGCGAGTACAGCGGATCGCCGGGCTGCCGGCCCAGCTGGTCCTCCGCCTCGGCGACGGCCGGGAACACGATGCGCTCCCAGTCCTGCGGGTTGCCCTCGTTGTCGGGGCTGAGCAGTCGGCCCACGAAGTCGTCCTCGTGCCAGCGCGTCATGACCACGAGCACGAGATAGGGCGGCTCGAGTCGGGTCTGCGCGACCGACAGCCACCAGTTCCAGACGTTCTCGCGCATCGTCAGCGAGTGCGCGTCCACGAAGTCCTTCACCGGGTCGTCGATGATCAGCACGCGCGCACCGCGGCCGGTCAGACCACCGCGCACCGACGTGGTGTAGATGCCGCCGCCCTCGACCGTGGACCAGCGCTTGCCGGCGCCACCATCCTTCGCGAGGGCGATGCCCAGCCGCGGGTTCTCCTCGATCGTCTGACGCACGCTGGTGGCCCAGCCGCCGGGCAGCGAGGCGTCGTACGAGGCCTGGACGATCTTCCACTCCGGATGCCGGCGCAGCAGCCACAGCGGCGTCCGCTTCGACACCAGCTCGCTCTTACCCATTCGAGGAGGCATCGAGATCGCGAGGCGCTGGTTGTTGCCGCGCTCGACCTGGCGCACCGCGCGCGCGAGCCGCTGACTGAGGTACTCGAGGTGCGGCCGGACCTGGAAATCGGGATCGAGCTCGAGAGCCTGCGCGATCGGCGTCTCCGGCAGCCCCACACCGGTGCGCAGCCGGAAGGAGCGCGCGAGGGAGGCCACCCGGCGCGTGATCGCCTGGGCCTCCTCCTGGGTGGTCACCTTCTTCGCCAGCTCGCGCAGCTGGGCGTAGGCGGCCTCCAGGTCCTCGGTGGTGTTCAGCGCGCGGGCGCCGACACCGGACAGCGACTCGTCGGTGATCACCAGGTCGTCTCCATCCCCTGCTGCCGGATCGGCTCCGGCTCAGGCTCGGCCTCGGGTTCGACGTAGACCGGGTGGCCGCTGTCGTCGCTGCTCCAGACGTCTTCCATCTCCGGCTGGACGTAGCGGTTGTCGGTGTCCGCCTCGAGCTCGCCCTGGCTGTTCTCGGCGAGCACGACCATCTCCTGCTGGGTCTGGCCCATCAGGGTCTCGAGGTCGCGCAGCGCGATCTCCATCTCCTGCTTGATGCCGACCGCCATCTCGATCTTGGTCGGCGCGTACAGGCCGTTGATCCGCGAGCGCTGCTGGGAGATCTTCAGCACCTGGCTGGTGGCCTTGTCGTCGCCCTCCAGGGCCTTCGCCCAGTGCGCCGCCTGCAGCCGGTCCAGTCGCAGGTTCTCCAGCTCGCGCAGCTGCTCCACCGCGCGGTTCTCGCCGTTCTGCAGCGAGTAGTCGATCAGCCGCTTGACGTGGTTGATCGACTGGTGCATCTGCTTGGAGATCTGCTCGTACGAGTAGCCGGCCAGCCGATAGGTCAGCGCCTCGATCCGCCGGGCCTGCTGCTCGGAGTTCTCGACGCGTCCCTCGGCGTCCTCGGCCTGACCGGCCTCTACCAGCGCTTGCGCATTGTCCAGGGCGGTGAGAACGTCACCGGCCAGGTCCGCGCGCTCCACCCCCGCCACGGGTTACGCCGTCTGCGCGCGGGCCTCGAGGATGGCGAGGTCCTGGGCCGTCAGTCCGGGCAGCGAAGCCGCCTTGACCTTGAACGAGTGGAAGCAGCTCGGGCACTCGACCTCGACCAGCGGTGCGATCGTCGCCGGCTTCACGGTGGTGACCTGCTGGGTCGCCTTCTCGACGTCCTCGTTGGTCACCTCCATGTCGCGCAGCTGGCCGATCTCGAGGTCGACGTCCGGGAAGAACTGGTTCAGCAACGGCTCCTCGAACTCGCGCAGCTCGAGCACGAGGGCCTTGTGGTCCCACTGGCTCAGCTCGCCGGTGCGGTTGTCGATGAGCCGGTACTCGCGCGCCTTCTCGTCCGAGCCCTTGAACACGTAGACCGGTGCCTCGGTGACACCGAGCGCCTTCAGCGCCTGCAGCCGGGTGTGGCCGACGATCACGACGTAATCGCGGTCCACCACGATGGGCTGGACGTAGCCGTAGTTCTCGATCGACGTCTTGACCGCCTCGACGGCCTCCGGCGTGATGTTGCGCGGGTTGTTCTCATACGGCTTGATCTCGTCCAGCGGCAGGACGACGGTGGTGGGCAGTTCGACGGCCATCAGGCGTCCTTCCGGTTCGGAGCGGCAATCTTGCCACTCATGATCGCATCCCGCGTGAGCTCGACCGCCCACGACTCGAAGCACATCGGGCAGGTGAACTCGACCTCCATGTCCACCGCGTCCCAGTCCTCGTGCCGCTCGCCGGCGAGCTGCTCTACGCTCTCGAGGGTGTGGCCGGCCTCCGCCTCGCCGAGGTGGGCCATCTCCGGGAACAGCGCGGCCAGGAACTCGGTCGAGCCGTGCTCGATCTCGCCGGCCAGCTTGTTGTAGTCCCAGAGCGAGAACTCGCCGGCCCGGTTGTCGATCACGCGCAGCTGCTTGACCGCGTTCGGGCCGAGGTGGTCCACGACCACGACCGAGATCTCCTCGTGGCCGAGCTTGCGCAGCGCGGCGTACCGGGTGTGCCCGATCACGATCTCGTACTTGCTGTCGACGACGATCGGCTGGGCGTAGCCGAACTCCTCGATGCTCTTGGCGACGGCGGAGACCGCCTCCTGGCTGATGTTGCGCGGGTTGCGCCAGTACGGCACCACCCGGTCGATGTGGACGTTCTCCACGCGCCCGGTGGGCACCTGCGTCTGCTGGGCATCGGTCATGGCTCAGAGTCCTTCCGGGATCGGCTCACCCGGGTGGCTGCGCGCGTACGCGGCGCGTGCCTCGGCCTGGGTCTTGGTGTAGATCGTCTTCGAGTAAGGCACGTTCTCGAACAGCTTGGAGAAGCCGGTGATGTGCTTCAGCCGCGCCAGTTCCTCCGCCTCGAGGCCGAGCTTGTTGCAGATCGTCGCGTCGTCCTCGCCCGCCTCGAGCATCTGGAACACGAGGGAGCCCATGCCCTGCACCGAGTGCTTGCCACGCGCTCGGTTGTGCCGCACGGTCGACGCGATGCGATCGGCGATGCTCTTCTCGAGCACGACGACGGGCAGGTACGCCGAGGCGCTGTCCGCGATGTCCTGGTAGCGGCGCATCGTGGTGTAGCGGTGGAAGCCGTCCACGATGATGTACTTGCCGCTCTCCGGGTCCTGGATCGCGACGACGGGCTGGGTGTAGCCGTCCTCGCTGATCGAGGTGTGCAGCAGCTTCATCTCGGTGGCGGCAACCGCGTTCGGGTTGTAGTCGTTCGCCTGCACCTGGCTGATGTGGATCAGCGCGACGCGGGCGACCGGCATGACGGTCCGCAGCACGGTGCCCTCGAGGGTCTTGTAGGCCTCGGCCACCTTCTCGTTGTAGAGGTCGACGATCGCCTGCAGCTCCGGGTCGACCTCCTTGATGTCGATCAGCGTCGAGCGGCCCTCCGCGCTCGCCGTGCCGGCGGTGGTGTCCTCGCGCTTCTTCGGCACGTAGCCGACGATCTCTTCTTCTGCCTTCGTGTTGACGCCAGCCATCAGAACGCCTCCTCCTGCTCCTTCTGGGCCTCTTCGGCCAGTGCCTTCAGGCGCGCCGCGTTCTCGGCCGCCTTCTTCTTGTGCTGCTGCTTGCCGGCCCGGGTGAGCAGGAACTGCTCGTTCGACTTGCCGGTGTAGTCGTTGTGGATCACGTTCACGACCATGTGCCGGGCGATCTCCTCTTCCGTCGAGTCCGGCAGGACGCGGATGAGGTTCGCGAACATCTTGTGGAAGGTCGGCCGGTGCCGCTCGTCCGCGAGGTGGTCGATCAGGTAGTTCACGTACTCGGTCCAGTCGCGGAACATGTAGGGCAGGTTAGGCACCAGGTCGTCGATGTTGCCGATGTGGCCCTGCGTCGAGATCCCGTCGAGGCGGCGGATGGCGCGCTCCCAGGTCTCCGGCTCCAGCTCCTGCAGGGTCTGCAGCGAGTTGAGCGCCTGGGAGTGGTGGAACGAGCTCACGCGCATCGAGCGCATCGGCACGCCGATCCGGTACTGCTTGTCGTACATGTCGTTGTAGACCCAGTTCATCTCGCTGATCGCGCGCCAGACGTCCCGGTAGGTCCAGTCCCAGATCGGCTGGAAGCTGTAGAGCGGCCGGCCGTTGTCCGAGTGGCCCGGGCCCGCCGACCAGGTGATCCATTTGTACGCCGGCGCCGAGATCATCGAGACGCGGCGGGTGGGGCTTTCCTCGGCGCGCATCCCGACGAGAATGGCGTCGCCGGTGCGCCGGTTCACACCGTCGACGATCTCCATCCAGCGGTCGAGCTTGCGTCCGCTCTTCCGGTCGAAGAACTCGAGGTCCTTGATCGAGGACTCCTCCATCGGCCGCATCCAGTCCTCGCCCGGCCCCCAGACGCGCAGCCACTCGTTCTCGTGGTTCGTCGCGTTGAAGAGCTTGAAGGGCACCTGGTACCACTCGAGGTTGATGTCCTCGCGGGTCTGCAGGTAGTGCATGTAGTCGATCGTGCCCTGGAACTCGGCCTCCTGGTCGATGAAGACCACCCGCAGCTTCTCGCCGCGCTCGCGCGCGACCTCGGCCGCCAGCTCGAGGATGACGGTCGAGTCCTTGCCGCCGGAGCAGCTCACGCTGACCTTGCCGTCGAACTCGTCGAAGATCCAGCGCATCCGGGCCCGGGCGGCGGTGAGCACGTCCATCTCGCTGACGTAGTGCGGCCGCGCCTTGCCGGTGAACGTCGGCTTGGGACGGGAGTCCCGGACCGCGGCCACCTTCTGCGTGCCGTTCTTGCTGGTGGCCATCAGGCTCCCTTCCCCTCGATCTCGTACACCACATAGTTCCCGACGTCGTGCCGGGCCCGCGCGATCGACGCCGCGGCCTCCTTGGCCGCACGATCGTCCGGTCGCTCGAGGATCCCGTTGCGGTGCTCCGGCATTGCCACGCCGTTGCGGTAAAAGCTCAGGATAACGGCCTGCTTGGCCTGTTCCGGCGTAGCCAGCACCGCCTCGGGCGAGAGATGGCTGGCGCCACCAAAGCTGGCAATCACCGCGTCGTATCCGCCGATGCCGTAGCTGAGGAACTCCTCGGCCGTCACCGGCTGCACGCTGCCGACGGTCGGGTGCTTCATCACCAGGTTGTTCAGCATCGCCTGGCTCGGGTCCACGACCGTGGTCAGCGGTGCGCCGGCGAGTTTGGCGTCGAGCGTGCCTCCGGTGCCGGCGGCCAGGTCGAGCACGCGCGGGCGCGGCTTGGAGACGACCTCCATCATGATCCGCCAGTGCCCCGTGCGCTCAGCGGCCGTGGTGCCGTTCAGCAGGTCGTCGTAGACGTAGCCGATCTGGTCGTAATCGGTGAAGTACGACGTCTGGGTGCTCGGCGCATCCTGCGTGCCGTACATCCGGCCGTCGATGGCCATGTTGATGATCTTCGTCTGCCAGTAGTGCGTGGTCATCGGCCACCAGCGGCGCTGGGTCGGCTCGTCGAACAGATAGATGTTCGTACGCTCGCGGAACTTGCCGGGCGTGCCGAAGGTCTGCAGCACGCCGAAGCCGCGCACCGCGTCGTGGTCGCTCCAGCTGCGGCCGCGCACGACGTAGCTGTGCGGGACGCTCTTCATCGTCTCGGCGAACTTCCACTTCAGCTGGCCGGCCCGCTCGAGGAACCAGTCCAGGTCCTCCGGCCTCATCAGCTCGAGATGCAGGCCCTCGGCCTCGATCGTGGTCACTGCGCGATGTCCTTCCCGAGGAAGACGCTGTTGGTCCACTCCTGCGGGTTCTCCCCGTAGAAGCCGAATGGCTCGACCTCCGTGTAGCGCGCGCCGCGGTAGAGCGCGTTGGCGGCCACCATCACCGGATCGGTCTCCAGCAGCATCCGGGTGATGCCGGCCTGCCGGGCCGACGACTCGAGGGCGGCCAGCAAGATCTTGGAGTAGCCGTTGCCGCGGTGGTTGAAGTGCACGTACATCCGGTGCATCACTGCGGTGGTCTCGTCCATCCGCGTCCACGCCACGATGCCCTGGGCGCCGGAGCCGAGCTCGTTCGGGAACAGCAGCAGGATGTCGCCGTCGGGCTGGCGCGCGGTGTGCAGGTCGGCGCTGGGATCGGGATCCACCTGGCCGAACAGGCCGACGTACTCCGCCTGCAGCAGCTCCAGCAGTCGCTGGGCCGTCGGGTCGTCGTGCTCGATGCCACTGATCACGAACTGCTTGGGCTTGTGCTGCCGGATCGCGTCGTTGGCGAAGTCGCGCAGTCGGCGCTCCTCCTCCGTCAGCTGTCCGAACGCATTCGGGCTCATCGTGCGACCTCCCCGTCGAAGTAGTGCGACCGGCGGTTCCGCGGGCGCTTGGCGTTGATGGCGGACACCCACGGCTCGTGCTGAGCGAGGGACGGGCTCTGGATCCAGAACTCCTCGCGGCGGCCGCGCAGGAAGTAGCGGATCACGAAGTCGTCCGCAGTCTTGAACTGCGGGTAGCGCTCGAGGAAGGTCGGGATGTACTGCAGCAGCTGGCTGGCGTAGCCCGCCGGCAGGTAGACGCAGAGGTTGCCGATGAAGGTGGCGCCGGCGGCGTACCGGCTGCCGAGGAGCGGCTCGTTCGGGTTCATGCTGAAGAACTGGACCACCCCATTGCCGTGCTCGTTCAGCACCGCGCGCACGCGCTCGCCCCAGTTCTCGGCGAGGCGCACGTCGTCCTGCAGGATCATGAAGGCGCCGTCGCCGTTCATCACCACGCGCTCGAGGAGGAGCTGGAAGGTGTGCATTGCGTTCTGCTGCTCGTCCCAGACGATGATGCCGTCGATCTCCTTCATCAGCTGGACGGCGCGTTTGGCACGCTGCGGATCCCACGGCACGGCCATGATGTACGGCTGAACGTTCACTCCTGGATGCCCTTCTGCCTCGAGTACGCCTGGATCACGCTCGGGTAGAGGTCCATCTCGACGCGCAGCTGCAGAGCGTTCCACTCATCCTCGTGGAGCTCCTTCAGCCGGCGGGCCGTCAGGCGCCGCACGTTGGCGGCGAAGTTGTTGCAGGTCGCGCACTCGCGCCGGCGATTGCCGATCCGGGCCATGCCGTCGTGCCCCATCTCGCGGCACTCCGGGCACGGCAGCGCCAGCAGCGCGCGCTCGATGCCGGGGAGCGGGCGCTCCTCGTCGCTG